TAGAAATTGACAATAGTACGGTACTTAGAAAATTTTAGATTTTTTTTATAATTTGGAATAATGGACAATAAGAAGATAGAATTAATAAGTAGCTTAAATTGGATACGTGAGAATCTTCGTATAATAAACAAGAGCGGTAACATTGTCAATTTAGAACCGAACATAGGCCAGTTGATGTTGAATAAGGTTATTAACGAGCAGAGAAGTGCTGGTTTTCCGGTTAGGATATTATTATTGAAGCCGAGGCAGGTTGGCTGGAGTACTTGGAGTGAGGGTGAGGCGTTTTTTGATATAAATACAAGACCTAATAGGACTGCTTTATGTGTAAGTGCGGATACTGATAGTACTGATTTAGTATTTAATATGACCAAGTTATTTCAGGATTTTTTACCACTTGGTTATAAGCGGGATACTGTGGCTAATAATAGCAAGGCTATAATTTACAAGAAGCCTCACAGGAGTAAATTTGTAACACAGACTGCGGGTAAGGATGTATTAGGCAGGGGTGGTACGATACATTTTCTTCACGGTTCGGAGGTTGCGTATTGGCCGAAGGACAAGGAAGGTTTGGCTGCGGTATTGCAGATGATACCGAACGATATTGATACTACTGTGATATTGGAGACTACTGCCAATGGTGTTGGTGGTGCATTTTACGATATGTATCAGCAGGCTATTGAGAGACAGAAGCAGAATCCGACCTATGAGGGATATTTGCCTATATTTTTTGCTTGGTATAAGTTTCCTGATTATAAGACTTTACCGCCAAAGGATTTTAAGTGTTTTGATGATGAGGAGTTATTGAAGTCTGAATATGGCTTGAGTAACGACCAGATATTCTGGCGCAGGTTGAAGATACAGGAATTGGGCGGTGATGAGGGTTTATTTAGGCAGGAATATCCTTCAAATTCAACAGAGGCGTTTCAAACTACTGGAAATCCTGTATTTACCCAGACTATGATTAACAATCAGAGAGGTAAATGCACAAAAGAGTATCGTCGCGTTGTTTTCACTGGCGAAAATAAACTTGAGGATGTTAATAGAGATTTTAACTGCTGGAAGGTAGCCAGACTGCCACAGGAAGGTCATCAGTACGCTATCGGTATCGATACAATGGAAAACAGGCAGTCTGATGTGAATGACCCCAAGAGCCTTCTGGATAGCGATGGCGTGGTTATCTTTGACCGGAATAGTATGGAAGTTAGTGCTATCTGGCACGGAAAGACAGACCAGAAAGAACTTGGTGAACAGTGCCTATACGCTGCTAAATTCTATAATTACGCTTGGGTAGCTCCTGAAATACCCAATGCAATGACATTACTTGGTATTTTTAAAGATGCTGGATATGAACAGATTTATAATCGTCAGGTTCACGATGACCAGTTAGTTATAGATGATAGTGAGAGTTTGGGCTGGCGAACTACTATTGTTACAAGAAAATGGCTTGTAGATTCATTTTTGATAATTTTAAGAGATAACAGTATCCGTGTAATGTTTATGGATATTATAAATGAAATGCAGACCTTTATTAGAGATAAACAAGGCAAACCTATACACGCTCCGGGCAAGCACGATGATTTATTGTTTGCACTTATGATTGCCTTGCAGGTGCATTTAAGATGTCCATTAAATCTAATACCTTACAAGGATGACTTTGCCGGTGAAATAGACCGTCCGGTACATAAAGAAATTACTACTTCTGGCGTAATAGATGATGGTTTGGAAGAAAACGAAGAAAGTTTAGTTTGGGAGACAACAGAATGATAAATGTTATTTTAGGATTGACAATAGGTTTAACTATTGGTATTATTGTGGGTATAGTAATTGGCGTATGGCACGAAAGAAGTGCGATTCGATTTGGACATAAGATGCAGCAGGCTGCTAAATTTGAATATGAAGATATAGATAATCCAGAACAAGTAATCGAACAGGAAAACACAAATGATTGAAAGGTTGTGATATGAAAAAATTTAAAAAATTTATTCTGCTTACATCAATAGCTCTATTATTGACTGTACTTATTTCCAAGATTTATGCTTACACTATAAGTACTGAATCTGGCAACAGTCTTGTTGTTAAGAAGATTTATTTTGCTTCTGTCGGTGCTTCTGAAACTGTTACGTTTGGTTTCGAGGGTATGGCGGTAAGGATTGTTGTTGATGCTACAAATGTTGACGCTGATGGCGATATTACAATATCAGATATGTCTGGATATAACTATTTAAGCTTGACCAATCCATTGGCTGCTGCGACAGAGATAAGTTATATTATAAGTTCAGTTGATTCTTCTGCAAATGCTTATGGTGGATGTCCTATTGGCGGAGTGAGTACAATGACGTTGTCTACTTGTGAATCTTTAGGCGCAACATATATTTATATTTATCTTCAAAGGTAAAAATGTCTGAAAAAGATACACCGACAAATAAGCTGAATAAAAAATTAGACGACCTTGAGAGTTGTGGTATGGCCAAAACCCAAAGATGGGTTTCTATGTGGCAGGATTCAATGAAGTATTTCTTTTCCTGTCAACTTGAAGGTCATAAGGCTAAAAAGGGATGGGACTGGGTAATTATAAATTATATATGGCCTTCTGCTATCGCTGAAATATGCAAATTGAGTAAAAACAATCCTACTCTTATTGCTAATCCTTGGGATGATAAAGATTCTGACGCTGCCGAGGCGTGGCAATCTAATCTTCAATGGCAATGGGAAAAAGGTATTAACGGAACCGGAATGAGGATTGAACAGTTAGCCGCAATACTCGATGGCAAACTGTATGGATATAGAGTTTCAAAGGTTTTTAATGAGGAAAAATCATATTGGGACACCAAACAGAAAAAATGGATGAGCGATGTAAAATATCGCCTATGGAATCCGGCGCATTTCTGGGCTACCGGAGATGAAAAAATTTCAGATGGCGATTGTGGAACTGTTAGATATGTTGATTTATCCTTTGCGCAACAAAGATGGCCTGATTTTGCAAATGAGTTGGAATCTGAAAGTAAGAAATTTAAAGACTTAGATTCTGGCGGAGTTGACAGTATTAGAGGCCAGACTTCTGTTAGTGGAACATATCCTTTAGTTGGAACTGGCGGCGTAGATTCTGGCGTTGCAAGTGTTGGCCAGACGAAGCTATTAGAAGCGATTTTAGGTTCTAAGAATATAGATATTACAGACGAAAGAAGATTTGTAAAAATATCTGAATTTTATTTCCACGATTACGAAACAAAGCACCAGAAAATAGAACAACCTGTACCTCAGGAGCATTTGCTTCAATCCGGGCAAATGATAACTGATGGAATAAGTTTCTTCACTCCTGATGGTATTCCAATGGGTCAGGATAACTGGCCAAAAGTTACCATACAGGAATATGATGAGCCAATCTATCCTCTTGGCAGATATATTATACGAGCAGGAAAAGAAACAATTTTAAATCCAGACCATCAAACACAAATTTGGACTTATTCAAAATGGCCGTTTATTACATCGCCTCACTACCTTTTACCTCACATGTGGCAGGGTGCTGATGGTGTTCAAATGTATAAATCTGCACAGGATATGATAAATGTTACAGTATCACATCTTGTTAATAATATGAAAATGTTTGGCGACCCTAAGATTGCTGTTGAATCTGGTGCTATTGCTACGCCACCGGGCAGAAGTGCTGCTCATTACAAAATTGGTTCTGGCGCTGGCTCGATTATACGTTTGGTAAGAGGCGGATTATCAAGATTTAAGATACTTGACCCAGTATCTCCATCTGCTGCTGAATTGCAATTATACGGTTTATTTAGTCAGGAATTTAGAAATCTTGTAGGACTTCAAAATATAGCTACTGGCGCCGAATCCAAAGGTTCGCTTACTGCTACCGAAGCGCAATATCTTGCCATTTCATCCAACGATAGAATTGCATTGCAAAATGTATTTGAGGAGGAATGGGTAAAGAATGTTGGTTCTGCCATTGCCGAAATATGCCAGCAGACCTATGATATAGGTCGATGGATAAGAATTATTGGCGATGATGGTGTAGTTGGCGCGCAAGAGATAACTCAACGAATGAAAGAAGTCAGATTTGACGTTGACCTTGTAACCGGCTCTCAACTTCCATTCGACGAAGAAAAGAAAATAATGAAGTATGAAAAAGCTATGATGGCATTGCAAAGTCCGGTTGCGAATCCTATGTTACCTGAATTTTTAAGAGCATTGGGAATAAGCGGATGGAAAAAGATATTGCAAAAATATACTGCGTGGCAGAAATTTATGCAATTTGCACAATTATATCAAATGTGCGTTGAAGGTAAAATGCAACCTCAACAGGCTGCACAGGTAATTATACAGGAAATGTTAAATACTTTTAATAAGGGTGTTCAAAGCGGCCAGATACCTGCGCCAAAGGAAAAACCTAAAGGTTCTATAAGGAAAACAACAGTAAAAACTACCGGCGGTGAAAATAACAAGAAAACTGAAACTACTGAAATAAAAAAAGAGGTATAATATGCAGGAAAAAAATATGAAAAAAAATATGAAAAAGAAAAAGAAAAAATGGTCAGATAAACTAATGTGTAAATAATGTAAAGCGGGAAGGTAAAAGTTTTTATTCAACCAAACAGACATAGAGCTAAAGGGTTAGAATGAAAACACTTGACTGCTTCAAATGAAAAAGTTAGATACTTAAAATGATTTTGAAGGGATTAAAAAAATGGAACAGTTAGAAAACGAAACTACAGAAACGATTATTGCAGATTCTTCTGCAAGTACTGATGTTGCGCAGACTGAAAAAGAACAACAGTGGAACAAAGACAAACAGCGCGCAGACCAAGAAAGGGCTAATAGGGAAAAAGTAGAAACAGAACGAGACAATATCGCAAATCAACTTGATGTAGCCAAGAAAGAACTTGACGCATATAAACAGCAACTATCTGCAAAAGACAGAGTTGTTGCTGAAAACGATATTGATAAACTCGCTACTTATGACCCTGTTGCTGCAAAGGTTATCAGGGACTTGCAGACGAAGATGGAAAAGATTTCCACTGTGGCTGAAACATTACAAACTAAAGTAAAAACTTATGAGCAGATAGAAGAACAAAAAAGTTTTGAAAGCAAAAAGAATACTACTGCAAATGAGATACTTAAAGAATGTGATGA